TAATGTTACGTTTACGGGCAAAAGCTATATAGAGGTGCAGTCAAGACAAGATAAGATGAAGAATTTAGCTACCATGTTCGCTCTTAAGCCAGATTATGACCTGGCTATAGAGTGGGCAATGGGGGCAGTAACTGATAGTGAGCGCAGAAAATGGAAGCGCACAATGAAATCGGAGATATTTAAGAATATGGTTAAAGATGAATTACAAGGTTTGTTAACTGAGCATGGCTTAACTGAGAATTATACTTTAGAATTATTAGAAGAAACTATTAAGCTAGCTAAAGATAAAAAAGATATTACTAATTTAATGCGTGCTGTAGATAATTTACAGGATATGCACGGAATGAAGGATAAAAATCTTATCAAAACAGTAGATAAGCTAGAAACATCATCTTCTACTAAGCTTTTGGATGAGATTGTAGAAGAAGAGCAGAAGCTTGTAGCTACAAGAACATCATTTAATCCTGATACCGGAGAAGTGGGGTATACTGATAATGAGTTGGATTAGAGAAGCATATGCAAATTTGCAGAACAAATTCCCTGGAGTAGAGTCTGCGAGTGAACTAACTGATTATCTTGAAAGATATTATGACGATAGGATTAATGAAGCAGAAGAGATGACCGGATATAATCCTTATGTTGAGTCTCCTAACGTGCTATATGAAGACATGGGAGGTCGACCTGCTCCATTAAATCCAAATCAATTCCCAACCTGGGAAGAAGTAGATGCGATTAGACACTATTATGGTCCACAATTAATATCAGAGGAATTAGGTGGAGGCCCATTAGGTACACTTGCCTCTATCATATATCCAGCCATACATGAAGGGGAAGGTCTTGTTGCTGGACACGGAGCCTCTCAAATTATACCTGATTTTAAAAATAATTTAATAGCAGCATATGATGAGGCTATGGGTAAAGATAAATATCCCGCAAGAGGGTTATTATTTAGACTTAAAGACCAAATGCCTCAAGGTGAATTTGAACTTTTTGCTAAACATGCCTTAGATAGAACTGTCGTCCCACCAAAATATAAAGAGTAATGGACTACGAAGAGCAATATAGTCGAAAAAAGGTTTATGAGAAACTATATCGCAATATGGCTTTATTTGGAAGAACATGTTTTCCTACCGCACTCAATAAGGAGATTCCTCCTTTCCACACAGAAGTGTATCAATCCCTAGCAAGTCCGGTAGAGCGAAGGGTAGCAATAGCTGCCCCTCGTGGGACTGCTAAGTCTACAACAACATCGCTAATCTTTCCATTATGGAAAGCTGCATTCAAGCGGAGCGATGAGGACTTATTTATTGTAATAATATCAGAATCACAAGCTCAATCAATCAACTTTTTATCTCGAATCAAGTATCATTTGAATCATTCCGAACAATTCAAAGAATTATTTGGAGATATGAGTATAAATAATGCTAAGCGTTGGACCAACACTGATGTAGTGCTATCTAATGGCACAAGAATCGTCGCAGTTGGGACTGGACAGCGTGTTCGTGGATTTATTGAAGGTGACACACGGCCTAATCTGATAATTGTAGATGACTTTGAGTCTGAATTAAATGCTTTTACTCCTGAAGCCCGTATGAAAAATAGAAAATGGATGACTGAAGCTGTTATTCCTTCTTTATCTGACGAGGGTAAGGTAGTAATGATTGGCACAGTTATATCTGAAGATTGCTTTTTGTACTGGGTTAAGGAGTCCTCCGCATGGACTGTTTTATGGTATTCTATTATGGGGGAAGATGGAAAAACGCTTTTATGGGAAGAACGCTTCCCATTATCTCGTATAAATGATATAAAAGAAGAGTATTCATCTGTAGGAAACTTAAATGGGTTTTATCAAGAATATATGAATATTGCACAAGACCCTGAAACAGCTCCATTTAAACCTGAATGGGTAAAAAGGCACCATTATGACTATGAGATTATTAATGGACAGGGTTGTATGGTAAAAGAGACAGGTAAAGATAGGAAGGTAATCCCTGTAGAAGTATACTCAGGAGTGGACCCAGCATCTTCTCTCTCGGCAAGAGCAGACTTTTTCGTTATTGCTACAGTAGGGATAGATAATGATAATAATAAATATATTATTGACTTATATAGAGATAAAATTACTCCTGATGTACAGCCTCAGAAAATTATAGACATCTACAAAAAATACAGGCCCAGGAGGATGAAAATTGAAACAGTGGGTTATCAAGAGGCTCTTAGAACGGCAGTTAGACAGCTCATGCAAGAAGAGAGTTTATACATACCTGGACTCGAAAGAGGAGTTAAGCCTCGAAACAGAAAATCTGAACGGCTTTTATCATTGGTGCCTATGTTTGCTAGAGGGCAATTTTTCTTCAGACCGGAAGACATAGAAGCTGAAAAAGAGTTCTTATCTTATCCAAAAGGTCAGCATGATGATGCTATGGATGCTATATATATGGCTTTAGACGGCTCAAAGCCCTGTAGACATGCAAAAATAGACGAAAATGAAGAAAAATCGTCAAAAAATAAAAAAGTTCTTGATTGGATGGTTTTATAGTCGTAAATTATGCGCATGGCAGACTACCCAAAATCACCCGATTCCAAGAAAATAGCAGACGAAACTAATGACCTTTACAGGAAGTATTCTTCCAAGAGAGATGTCTGGGCTCAACACGTAAAAGAAGATAGAGAGTTCAGATTAGGACGTCAATGGACTAAAGAACAGGAAGACGTTTTAAAGGCTAGAGGGCAAGCTCCTGTAGTTGTAAACAGAATCCATCCTGCAGTTGAGTCTGCAAAAGCAATGATTACGGCTAACAGGCCGTCATTTAGAGTTGCTCCCCGAGAAGATTCCGATAATAAAGTTGCGCAAGTAATATCTGCGCTTCTTGCTTATATGTACGATATTTCCGACGGAAGGACCGAAGTTCGCACTGCTGTAGATGACTATTATGTATGTGGTATGGGACTTATTCAAGTTTATCAAGACCCAATGATGGATATGGGTAAAGGTGAAGTTTGTATGCATGCTATAGACCCATTAGATTTATATGTAGACCCAAATTCTAGGGATAGGTTGTTTGATGATGCCGAAAACATTATTGTTTCAAGATTATTTAGCAAATCTCAAGCTAAGCGTTTGTATCCAATGTATAAAGATGCGATTGAAAATGCTGGAAGTAGTACGGATGGTGTTGATTTTAATGCACCTGAGACTGGACGTTCTACTGATGATTTCTCTGTACATTTCCCAGAAGATGTAGGGAGACTTGATAATGAAGATTATATTCGGGGGTTTGAAAGATACTATAAGATAAGGGTCCCTAAGTATAGAATATTTGAGTCATTTAGTGGAGATGAAAAACTAATTGATGAAAAGGATTGGGAAGAATATCAGTCAAAACCTGCCTGGATAGTTAATGATAGTCAAATTTTAGTTGATGAAGAACAAGTTAAGCAATTAGTTCAGCAACTTACAATGCAATATAAACAGCAACAGCAAATAGCTGCTAGTGAAGCTTTAGATATGGGAGGCGACCCTAATAGAGCAATTCAAGCTCCTATGCCTGAGATTCCTATTGAGCAAGTTACATTTAAAGACTTGATTCAAACTAAAGTAATTCAAGTAGTAAAAATTAGCGTTGAGCGGGTTAAGATGTGTGTTATTATGGGAGACACTCTACTATATTCACGGATACTACCTATAGATAAGTATCCTATTATCCCTATTATGAATATGCATACAAGAACACCATATCCCACCTCGGATGTACGTATGGTTAAAAGTATGCAGGAGTTTATTAATAAGACTCGCTCACTTATTATTGCTCATGCCACAACAAGTACTAATACTAAGATACTTGTTCCAGAGGGCTCAGTGGATATGGCTGACTTTGAGGAGAAATGGTCTCAGCCAGGTGTCGCTATTCCATTTGACCCAACAGATGGTGCTCCTGTTACGGTTCAACCAAGCCCTTTGCCTAATGAATTATATCATAATGAGCAAACAGCTAAAAATGATATAGACCATCAACTTGGCTTGTATGAGCTAATGATGGGTAACTCTGCTGTTGCCCCTTCTACTTATAAGGCCACTATTTCATTAGATGAGTTTGGACAAAGAAAAATTAAATCAAAGCTAGCTGAAGTTGAAGCAGCACTTACGCGTGTTGCTGAAGTAGCTATACCTATGATGCAACAGTTATATACTGGACAGAAGGTATTTAGAGTTATACAACCAAATAATTCATTAAGTGAATATGTAATAAATAAGAAACTTGTTGATGATAAAACAGGTGAAATTGAAATATTTAATGATATTACTATTGGTAAATATGATGTTATATATATCTCTGGAAGTACTTTACCTTCAAATAGATATGCTGAATTAGAATTTTATATGGATGCGTATGCAAAAGGCCTTATTGACAAAACTGAAGTTCTTAAGAAGACTGAAGTGTTTGATATGGAAGGTGTATTGCAACGTACCGATGAGATTGCCCAGTTACAAAGTGCACTGCAGCAAGCTCAAGAGCAAATTAAGGGTCTTAAGGGCGATTTACAAACTCGCGATAGAGAGGCCGTTAATCTACGTAAAAGGGTCGAGGTCGAAAAGTTCAAGTCTGATATGGATGGCGTTTCAAATAAAGCGAAAGCTGCCAGTACAGTCTTTAGCCATAGACTCGATGATACTCTAGCCTTAGAGAAGCGCGATATTGCATCGCGTCTACAAGAAATGTCACTTACCCCTGAAGGCAAGGGCAGTGAAAAATAAAGGAAAGTAAACGATGGAAGAAATAAAACAGGATACCCCTCAGACAGTTAATACAGCACTTGATGTAGAGACAAAGGCATTTGGTGCCCCAGCTAACGAAGGCTCCTCAGACAATCTCACCGTTTCTGATGCGTTTTTCAATGACGTAGCAGGGACTGCAACTGAAACTCCTAAAGAAGGAACACCTGAAGTTGCAGAAGAAACACCTCAAGAAAGTCAGCCTTATGAGGCAAAAAATGACGACAAGAGGTTTGAATACTGGCAGTCACAAGCAGCCAAACGGGAAAATGAACTATCAGTTCTACAGCAACAGCTAGCAGAAGCGAAAGCTCAACCTGCAGCACAGCCTGAAGTACCAGCGCAGCAGACTCAACCAGCTACTCAAGAGTTTCCACCTCCTCCTACTAAACCTGAAAGACCTAGAGGGTTCTCTCGTGATGAAGCTTGGTCTGACCCAAATTCAGAGAGTGCTCGTTATTTAGATGAGGTTGAATCATGGCGTGATGACATGTCTCAATATAGCGACTTGAAACATCAATATGACCTTGCTTTAATGCAAGAAAAACTTGATAATCAAGAAGAGCAAAGGCAAAGTGCAAGAAAGCAGTATGAAGCTCGCCAACAAGCAGCTCGTCAAACTCAGCAAATCTATGAACATGTTCAAGGACATTATGGATTTAATGATACTGAAGCTAAAGAGTTTATTCAAACCATGAGTAACCCTAAATCTATTACAATGGATAATTTGGTTAATTTATATAGAATGCAAAAAGGCATGGCTAGTCAACAGCCTAATGTAACAGCTAGTCCTAGTGATACCTTTAATCAAACACAGAATGCTCAACAAATACCTTCGCCTATGGGTGTAGTTACTGGAGAGTCCTCTGTTGATACGCGCTCTGATTCTGACCAAATTATGGATGATTTAATTAATTCACATAAGTCTAAGAATCCTTGGACTTAATTAGACTGTAAAAGGAGAATATAAAAATGGGAACATTTTTTAATCCAAATGCAGGTTCAGCCCCTCAAGGAGTGTCTATTAATGATAATAGACGTATCTTTAGTTTTGGGGAACGTGTTGCTGAGCTAGCACCGCAACAGTCTCCTTTCTTCGTATACCTTTCAAAAGTAGCAAAGAAAGCGACTGATGACCCTGTATTTAAATTTCTAGAACAACGCCATCAATGGCAACGTAAAAACATGAAAGCTGTAGATGGGTGGACATTTGCATTAGATGCTGGAACACCTCCAACAATTAATGACCCAGGTAGTGACGTT